AAAGAGCATCGCTATTGCCGTGGCGATTGACAAAATCCAAGCTCTTCACGATCAACCTCAAACAGTGGTAGAACATAGGCTCAGAATCGACCAATCTTCCGTCAATGAACTCCTCCGAAGCGAAGGAATGGTCATCGAGGGAGAGTTTACAGAGGTAACAGAGTCTCAATAACCTGGCATAACTACAAACAATCCACGTAATGTATAATACATCATCACTCAGTATCAACGATTTAGAACTATTAATACTCAATCTCAAGAGTGACGTTGAGACTAGGGGCGGAGGGGGTCAAAAAGTTTTGAGCTGTAAAAAAGTTGATGAATCCTCACAGTCAGAAAATATTCACAAAAGCCCCTCTCTGGATAACCCTAGACTTGCCAAAGCACTCGACTGGTGTCACAGGAGAAAACTAGAACGTGACAAGTTGCGAGTTGCAGTTAAAGGTCGCAAGTAAGTTGCCATTCAAAGCTACAATAAGGAAACAAATGAAAACACAATCCAAGTCCATCCGTCCACCTGAAGGAACTGTTCCTCTACTCATCGCAGCAGAGAAGCATGGCCTAACCAAGAAACAGGCTAAAGACATTCTGCTGGCAATCCCACAGTCCTTCGTAAAAGTAGGTCACAAGTTCTTCGTGAATGACTTCGGTGATAATCTGCTAGGTATTCGCAAGCCGATTGAAAATCAATGGCAATCAAGTAAATCAGAAAACCTGATGCCAGACGACGACGAACCAATCAACGAACAAGCTCTAGATGTTCCACAGACTGAAGATGTTCCACAAGTGTTGAATGCCACTCAACGACTCTTTGAGGGTGAAGAGACTGCAATTGTAAAGCGTTGCAGAATGCCGAACAGAACGATGTTGATCGTGGAATACCGAGGTAGGGAGGTGATTTGTCGTTGTAAAGATTCCTCGATGTTCATTCCTGGTATGCGGATCATCATTCGGATGGACGGTTATACCTTAGTCAGTAAATACCAACCGAGGAAGCTAGGGAGATATTAAAGCTATGAATGACTACTGGAACGATCCACCCGAATATCCCGAAGTGCCTGAATGCTGTGATCTTGAGATGATTGTGGACGATCAAGGCAATTGCCAATGTTCTGAATGCGGAAAGCGTATTGAACATGAACGTGACATTGAGCCGATATTCACCGAAGAAGAATTAATAGAGTTCTTTGACCAACCAAAGGTATGAAATACAACAAAGTAGACTTCAGCTCCATTACAGACTGGAACCAGACGAACGAGGCGATTGCAACTCAGCTAGGATGCTGTGACAAGACGGTGAGGAGTGCTCGACGTGAGAGAGGTCTTCCTAGAGCACCTGACAAGGCTAAACGATCTGCACTCAAAGAGAAGTTACCGCAGATCAGTGACAGAGCATGGAAACAGAACTCTAACCTTGATATTGCTCTCATTCTCAAGTGCTCAAAATCGGCTGTTCGAGTTTTTCGAATAACTCACAATAAGCCAGTTTATGAGAGGAAACGTTTGGCATTATAATTTTTATATACTGCTCATGTGCAGACCATTTTGCTGACGTTAGCAATATGGTATTCCAACCGTCAAGGAATCGTTGACAGTTCAAAACTGTTGAAAGAACATAATTTATGACTCCCGATTCATTCAACCTTGAACACGAGCCTACTCCGGTGAAGGAGTCACTGGCGGTAATTCCTCATGCTGGAACCTTAGATCTACGTCTAGCTGACTGCATGGACGTGATGAAGGAGTTTCCAGATAAACACTTTGATTTGGCTATTGTTGATCCTCCTTATGGGATTGGGATCGTGTCTCAATTTAAAAAGACAACCGAAAGTAAGTCTTCAATGATGCGTGGCATGAATGGCATTACTGGCGGAGAATGGGATAGTGCAACACCAAATGGACAATACTTTGCTGAACTTCGCAGAGTATCAAAAAATCAGATCATTTGGGGAGGCAATTACTTTCTTGATCACTTGAACTCAACACGGTGTTTTTTGTCATGGGACAAGATGAATGGCACAAACAACATGGCTGATTTTGAGTTAGCATGGACATCGTTTGATAGTTCTTGCCGTAGATTTGCTATGCACCATTTCAGTGCTGGGTATGACACAAAAATCCACCCAACTCAAAAGCCAGTTGCCCTCTACAAGTGGCTTCTCAAGAACTACGCTACAGCAGGTCAACGTATCCTAGATACTCACCTAGGCTCAGGATCGCACGCTATTGCCTGTCACTATGCTGGAATGCATTTAACCGCTTGCGAGATTGATGCAGACTACTTTGAAGCTGCCAAGGAAAGGATCAAGCGATTGACTTGTTTTGTTGAAAATCCTGCACTGTATTTGCAACATTTACTGGTCAGTAAACTACTTATTCAGAGGGCTTGAGCGGTTTCATCTGAGCATAGCAGTCCCATTGCTGGGATACTGCAAGCTTTGGAATTCTTATTCGTCAGGAATCGGGAACACCTTCGCACTGTTGAATCTCTCCGCTCGGCTGTCTCAGTAAACACGGATCAAACGATTCAACGGCAGCCCAGGCTTTCACCTGCGACTTTAGGACGACTGATCTGCTATCCATCGTCCACCGAATTCTCAACACCTTCCCATGGAGCACAACGCAGTGACACTAAAGGTTATTTTAGGCAGAGATGCCCAATAAACAAAAAGCCCGACTTCGCGGGATCAAAGTCGAGCTAGTTGCTGGTTTGCAAGTAGATCAGATCACTCCGATCCCGCAGAGCAAACCATTATCTATGATGCAATAATACAGGGACTAGTCAACTGAAACAAGAGGCAATCTCACTCTTGCCAGTGCTTTTTCGTGACTTACGTTCTCAAAAATGAAAGACTCCTTTAGATTTAACATCAAAGAACTGGATGCCATGGCTCTGTTTATCGAAGACTTCTTTCCTGAGTTCCTCGACTACATCAGCGACTTCGGACTAGATCAAGACTTTGCTGAGAAACTGCTTGCAAAGTTAAACTGTGCGTGTGTTAGGTCTGATGAAACAGATCTTAACTAGATTTAAGTCTGATATAACTTATGAAAGACTCCAAAATGCTTGACGAATTGGGATCATCGCCTTGTTCGCTTCCAATGATTAACCAGTGGGAGCTAATGGTGCTCCTTGATAGCTTGCACGGATCGCTCCGATTCGTTGATGGAGGCAACATCTGGCGGTGGAGCAAGGACCAACGGAAAGGTGTGCTTGATTCGATCTATACACGGATGAATCAACTTCCCATCGGAAGTGAGTAACCATGTTTATCAACGAAGTATCCAAGGAGACGCTAGGCAAATATACGCCTACGCCTCATCCTATCATGGTCGCTCCCAGTGCGGAGCAGATAGCCAACATCATCAAGAACAAGGGCATCGACCGTGCTTGTGAGCTTCTGCAACTGCGTGAGGACAAGATCATGGCAGAGACGATGGACCCTTATCGTCACGGCTACGAACCCGATCACTGGAAGATTGCCGACAGCCTGCTGTCAGATCCAGCTATCTCAGAACTCATGATCTTTGGCGGAAACCGTGCGTCTAAGACTGAATACGCTGCAAAACGAGTGGCTCAATACCTTAGCCAGAACCCAGGCAAGCGAGTGTGGTGCATCCATACGACTAACATGAGTAGCGTGCAGATGCAGCAACCTGTAGTCTACAAATACCTGCCAGCAGAATATAAAACGGCACGCAAGACGAAGATCACCAATGTTGCTTTCACGCAAAAAAACGGATTCTCAGACAATACCTTTGTCCTTCCCAACAAAAGCCAGTGCTGGTTTCTCAACCAGTCTCAAGACATCAAGGTCATCGAAGGTGGTGAGGTAGATTTGATCTGGATTGACGAAGAAATCACAGCCGACTGGATCAAAACGCTACGTTACCGAACTGCAACGAGACGAGGTAAGATGATTCTGACCTTCACGCCGATCAGTGGTTATACTTCGGTGGTGAAAGAATACATTGCAGGTGCGATGATCACTAAATGGCTCCCAGCTTCCCTGCTCAAGGACTCAATCAACGTTCCTGGTGGTGAACGTGGCACCATGCCATTCCAAGCTACCTGCCATAATCCGAGTAACAGGGCTATCTGGTTCCATTCGGAGCTTAACGTCTATTCACCGTTCAGCGAAATCAAAAGAGCGTTACATGGACGCACCAATTACGAGGTCAAGATTCGTGCTTATGGATGGGCAGAGAGTCTTTCAGGCTCCCAATTCCCCAAATTTGGCAATTGGAACGTGATTCCTGACGATCAGATCCCAGAAAAGGGCACGAATTACATGGCAATGGATCCTGCTGGTGCTCGTAACTGGTTCATGTTGTGGCTCCGAGTGGACGAACACGGTAGAAAGTTCATTTACAGAGAGTGGCCTAGCATCGATCTGGGTGAATGGGCAATCCCAAGCGATAAACCTGACGGAAAAGCAGGGGCAGCACAACGAAACGGTGCTGGTCGAGGGATTAACGACTACAAAGCACTCATCGAAGAGCTTGAAGGTAAGGAAGAGATCGCTGACAGGTTTATTGACCCTAGAGCTGGTGGCACTCAGGCGATTGGTAAGGACGGTGGCACTAGTCTGACTGACCTCTTAGCCGAAGATCCAGACCCGATGTGGTTCACACCTGCCGCAGGACTCCGAATCGAGGAAGGAGTGAGCATCATTAACAACTGGTTAGCGTGGGATAAGGACGAACCCTTGCTTGCGCTCTTAAATGAGCCTAACCTTTATGTTAGTGAAACGTGCAAAAACATCATTTACTCACTCCGAGAGTGGACAGGTGCAGACGGAGACAAGGGAGCAACTAAAGATCCTGTCGATGTTCTGCGCTATCTAGCGGTGATGAATCCGACCCATCAAAACAGTCAAAGCTTCCAACCTCAAGGCGAAATAGGATCTTATTAACATGAAGAAATCAAACAGCAGCGACAAACTAGCTTTCTATTCGGAAACGCCAGACGTTCTTGAACTCTCGAAAGAGCTGACACGTTCACTCTACACAACCGCTAACGTAGAAAGATTAAATGCCGCTGATGATATCCGATTCTGCCGATGGGCTGGACAATCCGACGATGGAAAGAAGCATTCTGAGAATCTACCAAACAATAGACAGGCGTTTCCATTTGAAGGCGCGAGTGATGTTAGGAATCGACTTGCTGATTCGACTATCAATGAGCTTTCTTGCCTTCTAACGACCTCGTTTGAGCGTTCTCAGCTTGGCGTTCTGCCTACCGAGTTCAACGACATGGCGACTGCAAGCGCAGCGTCTACGCTCATGAACTGGGTCACCCAACAGAAGCTACGGGCTGAAATCTCGCGTGAGGTAGAGCTAGGATCACAGTATGGTCTGCACTATGGCTGGATGATCTACCATGTAGGATGGGATCAGGAGTTCTCCAAGCGTCTGCAAAAGATCAGCATGGACGAAATCGCTGCACTCTCGCAGCAGGCAGGTCCAGACTCCGCACTCTCTCAGCTTCCTGACCTAATCATGAATCCAGAGGCAGCAGATCAAGCCGTTCAGTTGATTTCCATGAATCTGCCAGACTTTAAGTTAGGAGACATCAAGAAGTTCGTGAAGCAACTTCGCGAGACTGGAGAAGGTGAGATGTATGAGACGTATGTAAGCAAAAACTTACCTTGTGTAACTGCTCTCAAACCTTTTGAGGAGATTGCGCTGCCACCGGAGACGATGGACCTACAATCAGCCCGTGTAATCTTCCGCCGTATCTACATGAACGAGGTGGATCTTCGCTCCAAAGTCAAAGAAGAAGACTGGGATGAGGACTTTATTGATCAGGCTGTGGAAACAGCAGGCAAGCAGTCTTGGTATACCAACCCACTCGACACGATCACTGCTCTGGGTGCCTCTCCGATCATCCGCCAAGACAACCTAATTGAAATCTGTTATGCTTACACTCGTCAGATCGACAAGGACGGCATCGCTGCTATCTACTGCACAGTGTTCTCTCCTCTCGTAGAGCAGGACTTGTATGCCAAGCATGAGTTGTTAGACTATGCTCACGGTGAGTATCCGTTTATTGAGTTCCGCCGTGAAGTTGTTCGTCGTCCAATCACCGAGAGTCGAGGCATTCCAGAACTGACCATCACCGATCAGGACGAAATCAAGGCTCAACACGATTCGATTCGTGATCGCACAGCATTTGAGACGTTGCCACCGATGAAAGTGGTGAAGCGCATTGGTCAGATCAACAAGATTGGCCCAGGTGTTCAGCTTCCTGTTACTCGTCCAGATGATTACTCTTGGTTAGAGTCTCCTAACCGTGCTCCCACGACTGCATTTAACCTCATTGAGCGTGTCGAGAACAACCATGCCAACTACTTCGGTTTGAGCCGTGCAACTGTGGTGCCAATCAAGACGCAATTGATGCAGCAACAGTTGGTTAACCGTTGGCTCTGCACTTGGTCGAAAATCTACAACCAGATGTTCAGTCTGTGTCTGCAATACATGCCACCGGAAGAGATCCAACGCATCACAGGTGTTCAGCTTCCAAGTAACATGAGTGACATTGCTAGTGGCTTTGACTTCATTGTGCGGTTCAACATCCAATCGCTTGATAATGACCTTGTTGCGAAGAAACTACAGGCGATTTCCTCGTTTGTTGTGCCTCTTGATGCAGGTGGAGTTCTTAACCGTAACAAGTTGATCCAGATGATCATCGAAGCCGTGGCTCCTGAGTCTGCGCGTGACTTGATCATGGACAACTCAAGCGCATCTGAGCAGATGTTCAGAGAAGTTCAATCTGACATTGGTATGATGATGCTAGGCAATGAGCCGATGTATAAAGAGAACGATCCTAGTGCACAGACTCGTATGCAATACGTTCAGGACATTATCTCCAAGAATCCAAAAGCGCAGGCAGCAGCACAGCAAGACCCAGTGTTCCAGACCTTAATGCAAAACTACGTTAAGAACATGCAGATGAGCGTAATGCAGCAGCAGAATGCTCAAATTGGACGCACTGGTGTAACGCCAGTCGGTGACCAGATGATGCAACAGCAACAACCTCCACAGATGTAATATGGAAGAGATCAAAGTCATCGAAGCATTCACGCTCAAGATGGGCACCAAAGCGTTCTGGGATGCACTCTACGCAGTCATCCAGAGTGAGCATAACTCTGCACTGTCTAGCGTTCTAGATGTGGTCAACAAGGGCGAGGATCGTGCATACTACGCTGGACAAGTAGCCGCTCTAATCGACCTGCGTGCAATCATTGAGGACTATTCGACACGGTCTGAGACTGAGGTGGAATTCTCTGACCCTTGACGCTCAAAAAAGTAGGCTTAGGTTTTTCACGTTCCTGAGTTTCTCAAGCTCTGTTCGTTAGTTCGACCTCTTGATGGTCTTTAAACCTCTTGCTTATGCCTACATCACCAAATCAGGTTAGTGAACCTTCTAAAACCACGTTGCCGAGTAGTTCGTTAGACACTGAAGGTCTGACTTCCCTGCTTAGACAGACACTCTTCGCTGACCCAGAAGAGCAGCAAACTCAGGCTGAGACTGAGACAGATACCGAAGAAGAAGAACCAGAATCTAGCGAGGAAATCGCAGAGGATGAGACTGAATCAGAGGATTCTGAAACTGAATCTAATGTCGAAGACGATAATGCTGACGAAGCAGAAGAGTCCAAAGCTGACGATGAAGACAAACAGGACAAGCAACTTTCCAAAGGAGTCCAGAAACGGATCGACAAATTAGTCGCTCAGAAGAAGGAAGCCGAGGCAAAGCTAAATGCTCTCGCTGAAAAACTAGCCGAAACAGAGTCACAAGCTGCCAATTCCCAAAAGGACTTCGCACCAACTGACAAAGGATTAAACCCATACTTCAAGCTGCAAAGCGACACTGATGTTCATGCGGAGATCCGAAATGCTCGACAGGTTAGACGGTGGGCGGAAGAAAATCCTGATGGTGCCGTTGTGGCTGGCAAGAATGGTGAAGAGATTGAATACTCTGCGGAAGACATCCGCAAGATCAAGCTTAACGCTATTGATGCCCTTGAAGAACACTTGCCTTCTCAGATGAACTACATTCAGACGCGTAAGCAGTTTGATGCAGAAGCTGAGAAGACTTATCCGTTCTGGAAACAACGCTCAAGCCAAGAGTATCAGTATGCTAACGCTTTACTTCGTGAGTTCCCAGAGATCCAAAAGTTCCCTGATTTCAAGCTCTCCATTGGAGACATGATCGAAGGCAAACGGATTCGGGAATCTAAGGTCAAGCCAACATCTGCTATCAAAAAGGCTCCATCAAATCCAAAGCAGACATCTGCATCACCTGTCCAATCTTCAAAGTCGCTGAAGTCTCGTTCTACCGAGGAAGCATTCAGGAAAAACCCAAACGATAAGGATGCCCTCAAAGCACTACTTGCTGAGAGATTCCTTTAACCTAACAAACTCAATAAAATAAAATATTATGGCTGCACTATTTGAACGCTCTCAGGTCGGTAAACGCGAAGATCTTGCCGACTACATCACACTCGTTGACGCTAAGGACACTCCTGTAACGTCGATGATCCCTAAAGGCAACAAGCCAGGCAATACTTTGCTCTCATGGCAGGTTGATAATATGCCATCTCCTAGCGTGGCTGGTTCTGTTGACGGTTTGGACGTTTCCGCATACGAAAACTTAAACGAAGGTCGCGCAAAACTGAGCAACTATATCCAAGTTTTCCAACGTGCAATTCGCGTTTCTCCTCTTTCGGTGGACGTTTCCATTGTTGCTGGTCTCCGCGATGAACTCGCAGGGATGGTTGCGAAGAGTATAAAAGTACTAAAAAGGGATATGGAGAAAACCGTCTGCGGCGATGCTGACATGCAAGCTGATGCAGGTGTAGTTGAAAGCGTGCCC